CATTGGAGGAGTAGGTAGAAACTCTGGCTTAAACCCTGCCTTGTAGTAAATCTTCTCTCCATTTTGATTGGTTACACTCTTAACTCCTGCCCCTTTAGGTATAAGTAGTCTTCCCTTGTTAATGAGAATGTTATACTCAAGTCTGGAAGTCTCTAAATAGTTAGCAGCTTTATTGAGTGGTACAATGTTTTTTACCCAGCCCTCACCATAAATACCTCCTACATTAATATCAGGCTGGTAAATCTCAAAAGGCAACTTCTTAAAGGTGGTTAACTCATTCCTTAAAATCTCATTACTCTGTGGGCTTGTAGTTATTACTCTTATTCCCTCTTTGGTTACAAACCAACCTTCGTGCAATATTACATTCTTACTGGTGTTACTGATATTGTTCTCATTGTTAAGGATTAAGTTCTTGTAATCGCTCTCGCTTAAGTTAGAAGTTGTTGTTAAGTTCTCTACCACCTTTTTGTCATAATTAGGATTGTCAACTAGTAACTCATAAGGCTTACTCATAACTTTAATAACATACCTAGCGTCATCCATGCTTGTACAATATGGGTCAATGTAAGTATCAAACGGGTCTAGTGTTTCCACCCAAGCATTACCCTCGCCATTGTCCAGCCTGTCATCATAGCCATACTGGAATATCCCTAATCCATAAAGCAACCCATAAAGTAAAGTTTTGTTTACCTTCTCTTCTAAGTTAAGCTTATCATATTGAAAAGCTAAATACTCCCCTAATATTCTTGAAGTATCACTATCTAGTTCTCCATACGGCAAGGCGTCTACATCCCAAGTAGGATTAGCCTTCATGACAGCATTTCTGACAGCCCTACAAACCATGTAGGTATGATTAATGTAAAAGGTTAATGGGTTTCTAACATCCTTTATAAATGTTCCTGTTACTTTATCATACTTGAGATTCTGGTTACCCTTGTAATACATGTAGTTCACAAACCATTGAAGTTCAACATTATTGCCTCTCCAATTCCTACTCTCATCAAACTTCTCCTTAGTATAGGATAACCAATATTCTTTGTCGTACTTCTTCTTACGACCCTTCTCCTCGTAATCTTGAGCTGTGCTTACCATTTGTATTCTAAACTAGATTAATACTCCTCGTTCTTTATTCCTTTTTATTAAAAGTCTTTTCTATTGCTTCTTGAATGACCGTATCCATATTCTCCAGTTCCACTAGATTACTAGTATCTTCTATCTCTTCTTCTTCGGGCTTCTCTCCATAAGTAGTAAACTCTGGTAAATCTCTTGCCTTAAGTAACTTCTGTAGTTCCTTTCTCTCACTAGAGCCCGTTATCACCTGCAAAGAGGCTATAACTCCTAGAGCCACTACTGCAATACCAAGTAAAATACACAAAACTATGACTGTTGTTTCCATATATACAATTATAACATATTAAGTTGATCCTCTTTCTTAACCCCATCTATCCTAGCCTTAGCTATTTCCATATACTCTGGCATCATTTCTATTCCTATAAAATCTCTATCTAACTTCTTACAAGCCATACCTGTTGTACCACTACCCATAAATGGGTCTAGTACCACCTGTCCTTCTCTGCTTACTAACTTTACAAGATATTCCATTAAAGCAATTGGCTTTACTGTTGGATGATTATTTTGATTCTTCTTTGGTAATATCCAAGTGTTGTTTTTGCAATTGCAAGGGTTTAATTGATTTGCACCACAGATATTGCATACCCTTCCAAGACCATTTCCCTTTGCATTAGTAATCGCCTTTTTCTCCATGTTTTCTAACCCCTTATTCCTCTCTCTCTTACTTGCTTTGGCACAATAAAAGAATCTACTGGCACTAGCACTTATTATCTCCCCATTGGTTTGCTTTTGTTTTTTAACACCCTCTCCCCCAGCACTAAATCTCATACTCTCCAACTGCTTAAAATCTCCCACATTCTTTGCTTGTTTACATACAGGAAACAACCCTACTACCTCATCAGAACCATCGTGGATTAGGTTGGCAGGGAAGCGACCAATAAGTGTAGACTCGCTTGTCATTTTAATATCCTTAACACCGAAGTTATTGGTAACACTACCATTTCCCTCGTTACTTCCAGAGTATTTCCTCCTTATCTGCTCCCCTGTTGTTCCATCTGTATATTCCACTCTACACCCATCAATGTTTATTCCACCTACTCCCCACTTCAAATGATTGTCAGCAAGGTTTTTCTCTGATATTGGTTTACGAGCAACAGTTATTGGTTCACATGCTGGTTTTAGGGCTGACCCAAGTCCGAGTGCTCCCATAGCTTGTGTTCCGTATTGTTTGCAAAAAGCACAAGGTTCTCTATATTGTTGTTGCTGGGATTGTGGTCTAGGTGATGAACTACCTCCACTCTCTCCAATAGTCTGTTCAGATGTTGAGCCATCACCAGTCTGTGTTGCATTATATATCCGTCCTTCCTCGCCATTGGTAGATACTCCTTTGGACACCTCTGGTATATCACTCCCTTGTAATTCCCCTTTGCTCTCTTGTAGGTTACTCCCCCTTTCCAAGCAGGGTTCTTCTCCCCCACCATTACTGGAGGCTTTCCCTGATACCGATACACCTTGTTCCGACAGGCTCTGCTGCAAAACTTCCCCTTGTTCCTCTTTAAGGTTGATGGTCTCCGATATATTGGTTTCTGACACAGGTCGCATACTGTATTCGGCTTCCTGTTTGTTGGATACCCATTGTACATTTCTATCTTGTTCATACGCTTCCATATTACCACATGTACACCTCTTCTTCAACTGTTTCCATATATTGAGAGACTTAGGAAATCCCGATGCATAGGTCCAAAATATCATATCTCTTATCTCAAATCCTGCATCCTCAATATTAACAGCCATTCTATGCTGTGTTCTTGTTCCTGCAAAGGATAGTAAATACCCACCAGGCTTTAGAACTCTTAAACACTCTTTCCATATATCTACACTAGGTACATCATAGTCCCACTTCTTACCCATAAAGGAGAGTCCATAGGGAGGGTCTGTAACAATCGCATCTATTGAGTTATCCTCTAAGTCTTTAAGTCTATCTAAACAGTTACCGAGCAGTAGTTCCATTGTAATAAAACTAAATTAAACTATCTCCTGACATCATATCATCTATTGTATCATTAATATCTACATCCTCTTCTTCCTCTTCTTTTTCTAACTGTCCATACATGTTAAGTTTAGGATGTTCAAAGTAATCTGGTCTACTCATAGCGATATATCTAAGCACATCACACTCATCTTCCCCCAACTTAAATGGCTCACTCCTGCTACCGTCTTTATCCTCACTCCATTTTCTCCAATGATAGTTATTCAACTCTTCAATTAAGTTCTTACATCTTTTTGATATAAACAGTTTGTTTTCTCTAAACATTCTAGTTACCCTGTTAATACCAGCCATAACATCATTATTAGCAGGAACAAAGCCCCAGCCTTCTTCTTGTAATTGGAACATCATACTTTGTCCACTTGTCTGCTGTGTTCCCTTACTTGCTGGGTCAATAACAAACATTTCTATATCCTGCTCTCTTAATCCGTTCCTAATAAGCATTCCATTCAACTGGTTGCTAATATCTTTGGCCGTTAAAAACTGTTCTCTAAACTCATCAATAACAAATAGGTTTCCATTAATATCTTCTTTAACTAAAAGACCTGCAGTAGGGTGATTCCAACCCACATCTAAGCCTACAAAGTATATATCTGTTAGTGCCTTCTCGCTCTCTTTGCAGTGTCTTGACTCGTTAAAGTCTGGATATATAAGTCCTTCAAACTTCTCAAAAGAAGCTAAATACTCCTGTTTAAACATCATATCACTTAAATCTTTTCTCGCTTGTTCCACTAAACCTTTGTCAATATATGGGTTATCTAGTGTAGTAAACTTCCATGCTTCAAATCCAGGCTCTTTGTCTATGGCAGGCTTATAAAATGTCTCATACACCCAATCATATCCTTGTGGTGTTGTTGTTACCCATGCCACACCATTCTTATCGGTTAGTGCAGGATAAATTACTTCCCACACCTGCTTACTCATAAAACAAGCCTCATCTAACCACACCCAGTCCAAACCTACTCCCCTTAACCTGTCTGGGTTCTCACCACTTCTTAAAGTTATTGTACTTCCATTCTTAAACTCTAGTCTGTTATCTGACTTATTCCAACTTTTAATAACCTCTGGATCGCACCAATCCATCAATACTGGTATGTTAATGTCTTTTAACATCTGATAGGTCGGCGATATGATCCACCCATGGGTAGGTGTTTGTATCTTCTTCTTTCTGTCTATACTCTCTCCATAAGCAAAAGCTAATGCCTCCATTGTTCCAGAGGTCGTTTTACCTCCACGACGACCTGCTATAAAAGCTCTGAACCTTGCCTTGCTACTATGGAACTCTCTTTGATATTTATGTGGTCTGTATATCTTCATCGTCCTCCCATTGTATAACTATTCCTGATGATAACTTCTCTCCCTCTGTAGTAATATCTACTCTTCTTTGTGCTAATCCAAAACCCCTATCCATTAAATCTTTCCTTGAGAGGTAAGCAGTCTTACTATCACTCTTAGCGTCCTTATAAGTTAACCTCAGTAATACCTCTGCTTTAGGTATTCCCTCCTCTTCATCATCCTGATACAAAAAATCATATATTCTTGCTGTAGATAAATCTCCTAACAAACTCTTCTCTTGACTTTTTACTTTTTGTTCTGTTGTTGACATGTTTACCCTCTATAGGCTTTATTAGGTTAACTACAAACTAGTATATATACTATTATACCACTATTCTAGCTTATCTAATTCTCTTAAAATCTTTTCTCTCTTCTTTTTAAGAGATAACAACTCTGCTTCTCTAGCCTCAGTTCTACCACCTTTAGATTGTATACCGTTTATTATCTTGTGCCTCTGGTTGTTTATCTGGTGCAACTGTGCTTTTAGTTTTCTCTTTCTCCCAAATATTCTCTCCCAACCCTCTTCATAATTCTTCTTGCTCTCTAGTGTGATTGTTGTATATGGCTTACTTATATCTTCGCTCATAGTGCCTTAGTAATTAAATTATAAATATAATCTACACAATTCACTACTACACCATTACCACACATCTTGTATCTTTGAGTGTCTGATATATTCACTTCTTTTCCATCTATGATACCCTTTGCAGTCCAATTGTCTTCTAAACCCATTAATCTCTCACACTCAGTAGGTGTTAATCTTCTTATTCGCATATTTTCTATCTTCATTGGAATATGTCCTCCACCATCTCCCATTGCTTTTGTAAGAGATGGGGAAATATTTTCCATTTTTGCCGAGTGTTTTTGTGTACTTCCTATTATTTCTATTCCTTGTGTACAACCAGTATCAACTGTGTAAGTAACTCCATCTTGTCTTTGTAAATGTCCACTACCACCAGCATTCTTGTTTTTAAGTAAACTAGGTCTGTTAGGGCTTCTAGGTTGTAGGTTGTGGACTATTACCCCAGGTCTACCATCTCCATCAGGAGAACCCCTGTAATGAGAAGTAAGTGTTGATACTATGTCTGATGTATCAAATCTAGTTCTCCTTTTACTTGCAACCACTGCATACAACCCAGTCTTTGCTCCTTGTCCTCCACCTAATGCTTTTTGACTTACTGCCATTGTGTCATCATAAACTCTTGAACCCTGACTACCCTCTATAATTTGCTTAGGATTTTTGCTTGACTCTCTTTGCTCAAATAGTATTTCTCGTCCACTTCCTTTTCTAATACCGATTGCAAAGATTCGCTCTCTATTTTGTGGTACTCCAAAGTCTTTGGCATTAATAACTTGCCACCATACATCATACCCAGCTTGTTCCATTTCAATTTGCACCCTTGCAAAATCCCAGCCTCCTTGAGAGCTGAGAGCTCCTTTAACATTTTCCCAGACAAAATAAGTAGGTTGCTTTTCTTTAATGAGTCTGATGAAGTGAAAGAATAATCCACTTCTTTCTCCATTGAGCCCAGCACCTTTTCCAGCAACTGATAAGTCCTGGCAAGGGCTTCCCCCTGTGATAATATCAACAGTTGGCAAATCTTCTGCTTTGATTTTTGTGATGTCTCCATAGTTTTTAATATTTGGATAATGATAATTTAATACAGAACAAGCATACTTGTCTATCTCGCTAAACCCAATTGTTTCTATGTTATACTTTCGGGCTGGTATAGTAAATCCACCATACCCACTGAACAAATCTAAATGCTTCACAACGTTTTAGTCCAATCTAAAATTAAATCTAAACTTAAACTGGGTCTTTTTATATACTTATCCATATCAATAGGCTTTTGTTTAAGAAGTTTCTCTCCTATCTTCAGGTATGTGTTATTTATTGGCATTCTAATAGGCTCTCCAGACTCCCTATAAGTCTCTTCTTCATCAACTACATAAACAGGTATTCCCATAAGTCTTGCAAAACTCTCAAAAGTTGAGGGGTTAGGCGTAAACACCATGTCATACTTAGGAAGTTTCTCTTTTATATCTTCTAAAATGTTATCTTCTACATTATTAAACCACTTCTTTGGTGCTGATATATCGCCAGTCTTATCGGTTAGTTTAACTGTCCAATCAAACTGTGGGTATGCTTCTCTTAACTGGTTAAATACTATCTGATTGTACTCCTGAACATCCCTAAACCAATGTAGTGCCACATATAAAGCTTTATTACCTGTATGTTTACTCTTTTTAATGTCATCATATATCGGATTTCCAGTTACTAGTATTTTATTAGAATCTACCCCAGCCCTTATCAAAGAATCTTTACTCTCATCTCCTAGTGCTAAATATCCATCAGCAATAAAATCCCTGTTGTTTAGCTCATAATCAAACAATGAACCAAAGCCATGTTCATAAACTATTACCTTTTTACCCATAGCCTGTAATGTCTTTACCTCATTTCTAAATGGAAAATCAGCCCATAGAAAAACTATATCACTTTCCATTAGGTCGTTATCAGGAATGCCCCATTGCCAAAAATCATGATGATTGTAAACAAAGTAGTTCATTTGTTAAAAGGTGTTTTATATATTTGTTGTCTCGGAGCAGCCCCCCACTTCCTTCTTAGGAACTATCTTCTTTTTAACTACCTTTTTGGTGTTTCTTTTAATCCTGAGTATTACTTCTGAACCAACCGAGACCCAACTTACCTCTCCAAACTGAGAAGCAAACTCTACTAACTTCTTCTTCCCGTACTTATTAATGTTTACTGCATACTTTAAGGCAGGGTCTTTTTCTAACACCTCACTCTCTTGTGGAGGTAGAAAGAATATAACAGCCACTTCGTACCTAGCCACCCTACACATCTCACCAAGTGCCTTCTCGTAGTAATCTAAATGCTCTAATATATGCCTTGCTGTTACTATGTCAAAGCTCTTATCCTTATAGGGCAAACTCTCTATATCCCCTAAATCACAATCTATTCCAAAGGTCTTCGCCTCGTCTACCAATCCCTTACACGAGTCAATCCCTTTATACTTAACAGGTATCAACTTCTTTTTATACTCAAAGTAGTCAAGACAAGTACCACAGGCACAGTCTAGTACACTAGAATACCCCCTCACCAAATCGGTTAAGATAGACCTACTAAACGAGCCCTCGTTTGTAAGCCAACTTCTAAAATCACTTCTTTTAAAATTGTCGTCCCACCAGCTCATAGTATTGATTTATGTGGAGTGTTAAAGTCCACTATATTGTTAGAATTTAAGTTAATGTCTATAGTTCTAATATCAAGTCCAACCTCTTTGGCACAAACAGGAAAACTCAACTGATCCTGATAAGTATACTTCTTGTTATGCTCCCACCAGAGTTTGTTAAATGCTTTTACCTTGTCATTGTGCCTTCTTATAAGTAACCCACAAGCCCACAGCCCATTGTGCGCAGGATAGCCCTGCTTTCTATACTCCTCCACTTGCTCAAGAACCGGCACCCCCTGATACTTGGGCATAAATTGACAAAAATTGGCTTCGTCATAAATACAATCCCTATCAGGGTGCTTTATTAAGGCTATGTCCCCATCCCCAAGTTGCTCTAAACACCACTGCTCAAAGTCGGGTGTCTTAATAGTAGCACTACCATCAATCCAAATACTAATATCACAATCTAGTTTGTGGCTATTGCACTTAAAATACTTAGCCTTCATGCGTGGGTGTGATTCTTTTCTAGGATGTGTCGCCTCTGTAAAGAGTTTAACCCCTACAGGTTGTACCTTGATGTCATCATAGCCCCCATATATTGCTGTGTATATTATTGTCTTCATTTGCTCCTCTTTGTAATGATACCTAAACCATAAGACTCAGTCCTCTCGCTAAACTCCCAATCAGGATACTTCTCCCTTAACTCTGCAAAATACTGCTTAATACCAAAACCCCTCTCGGTTACCTGAGTATCGTGTAATATAATATGGCCCCCTATGGGTACGAACTTGCTCCAGTTAGTAAAATCCTCTTTGACATCCTCGTAGAAGTGTCTCCCGTCTATATGGAGCAAGTCAATAGCACCATCCCAGTCTTTTAAGGCTTCGTTGAATGACTTTTTAATTAGTGTAACATTCGGATATTCGGACAAACATTTTGTTGCTATATCTTCTATCTCTGTCCCAAACTTACCACTATGCTCGTCTCCCATAAAGTGGTCTATGCCATAAAGTTTAGTGTCTAAATCGTTATCTAAGCAACTCTCTGCCATTGTAGCAAGAGAGTGCCCTAAATAGACACCTAACTCTACAATGGTCTTTGGCTTCCACTCTGGTATCTGGTTATAAATATAAAGAATATGTCCAGCCCATGCAGTCTGGTGTTGGCCTAAGTGCTTGTACCATTTAAAATCCTCAAACATTTCTATATATTATACCATTTTAAATAACTGGAAAGACATAATCTTCTCTAATATCCTCTATTGCTTCTCTCATCTCCCTGTACCACTTCTTGTTTATCTCTCCCTTATCTAGTATCCTCTTAGCAACTACTATGCACTCAGACAGTTCGCAAGAAGGTATTTTTTCTCCTAACCAATAAGAGTTTATTATCTCCCCCCAGTTGACATGAGTATTATGATAAACACACCCAACAAAGGGCTTAAAAGTTAAATCATCTGGATAAATCTGATGCCATAATAAAAATGCTACTTCTCCTATGCTTGCGGTTACATAATCAGCTTCTTTTCCCATTGGTGGCAGTAGGTAAACAAATTATATCCAATATAAAACTAATTTTTACCTTTTGTCAAATTATTTAAAATCTTCTGCTTCACTTATAGGACAAAAAGTGTCCTATTTCTCATTTATAATCTTATTTAACTCTTCTAGCTGTTCTTCCATGTCCTCTAAAGTCCACTTCTTAATCTGATTTTTTATCGTGTATAGGTAGGCATAGTCTTCCCACCTTTTATCCTCTAACCACTCCCTAAACCACAATGGGTCTTCATGAGCCGATTCTATACCAAATCTATGGTGCTTGACGCATAAACAGACTCCATCCCTTATATCCCAGCGTACCATTCGGTTGCGTCTTCCTACAATATGGTGAGAGTTTAGGTGTCCAGATTCTCCTATACCACAAACTTCACATTTGTATCCAGCCCTTTTCTTAACAGCCGAACTCCATGCTTCATCAAGTTTTTTACTTAACTTCCTCCTTGTCAGAGGCTTTTTTGTCTTGGGCATTTTTGCGACCTCTCTTTGCATAAACTAAAATAGCTCTCTCTTGATCCTCGTCTAACATAATAACCCCCTTTACAATATGGGGCTTTATATCACGAACAGCTAATCTCTTGTACAAGGTTACTGGACTTATATTATTCTCTTTTGCTATCTGATATATTGACTTCATAAACCCATTGCTTTAATTAAACTTAATAATAAAAATACACAATAGACACTAGCACAACCTATAAATACTAAGACTAAAAGGTATGCTACAGCTCTTATTACTTCCTTCATATTCATATTATACAATATTAAAAAATTATAATCATTAAAATTATCAAAACAACTACTAATGCCATACAACCTAAAACCTCATCTTCCTCAAATAAGTCTGCTAAAATCTCCAAAACTAATCCTAAAACAATAGGGACTACAAAGAACACAAATATTAAAGCACCAACTATTGTCCAAAACATTTTACTCTTCCTCAAAACTTAAATTATCCAACTCTCTAATCTCTTCCAAGTTCTGCTCGTGTATCTTTGCCATTCTCTCTATATAAAACTTAGCCTGTTCCTCTTTTGTAGGCTTTCTCCCTAATATCTTTTCCTGTATTACAAATAAATCTCTCCTCTGCTGTTGGCTAGGGGTTATTCTAGTATCTAGGAATGGATCATCTGGCAAGTGTTCCATTATATCTTTAGTGCTTATATCAGCTTCTAATACATCTACAACATCAGTAATAACTGCTATTGCTATATTACCTCTCATACCTCTTATCTCTGCTATATCACTATCAGGGACTTCTAAAAGAGAATCTAGTTTAAGAGATACTGTTCCATCTACCCTATCGTTATAATTTGCTAACCTACATTTAAGTACCTTCATTCTTTCTCCTTTAATAACTTATATATCACATATTGATCTCTATCTGCTTTTGCAACATACATGTCTAACCAATATTTCGCTTCTTCTAAATCATCAAAACATAGGACTTTAAAAGAAAATCTGGTAGTACCTTGTATCCATTTCGTTATTTTTCTCATTCTTCTTCTTTTGACAATTTAGAAAAAAGCTTTAAATGATTAAATACTTCTAATTCCTCTTCTCCTACAAGCGTAACTTGAAATGATTCTCCAGTCTTCAAATGTATTTTATAAGTAAATCTGTCTTTACCCACTTTACTATTGTCGTAAACAGAATATTCTTCTTTCTTTGATATATATTCTATTGCCGACAAATCATCTGCATTCACAAACGACAACCCAAATTTTAGATATTCATTAGTTTTTCTCTTCATTTTCTTCTTCTAATAATTTATATTTCTTTTCTATATTACTTATTGTCTTTTAATTTAGATAATTCATTAGCTATCCTATCTGCATCTTCTAAAACTTCTTTTACATATTCATTATTGGTATCTTGCCAACCTAGGGACAGTATATATTCTAATTTCCCCTCTTCTCTTGCTTTCTCTATCTCTGAGGATATGAAGTCCTCTAAATCCTTTCTATTAAAAACTAACTGGTCATCTTTCTTCTCAACCAAACCGTTGTCCTCTAACTTAAAATAATAACCCTTCATAAATGACAACTCTCTTAGTTTCTTTTTCCAATCTTTCTTCTCCATATTACTTATTGTCTTTTAATTTAGATAACTTTCTCATACCAAGTATTTTCTGTTCTAAATGCTTAAACCCCTTATCATTTCCAAATCTGTATATCAAACTCTCGTACATTAATCCCCACTCCTCTCTAGTAAATATGTTTTGTATTTTATCTTCCCTTGCCTTGTCTAGTTCACTATTTACCATATTAACCATATCAATTCTTATAGTGGACGATTCATCAATATCAAAAACCTTAATATCTATCTTCTCTATAACTTTACTAACACTCTCATTATTTTTTATGCTATCTTTCAATGCGTCGTTTATGTCCGATACTAATTTCTTCCTCTCCTTCTCTATCACACTAGATATAAAGTTCTCTAAAACTAACTTTGCATAACCCTTTGCATATCTTGGTATCATTGGTCTTTCCATATCTGTTTCTTCTTCCTCTATTATTTCTTGTAATTCTTCTCTCCAATCGTTTTTCTCCATATTACTTATTGTCTTTTAATTTAGATAACTAGGGGGACCGTAACTGCCCAGTCCAGCCCCCCCACTAGATAACTTGTAATCTCGCTATCTAGTATAAGGCTATGCCCTACACCTATGCCCCAGAGTCCTCTATCCAGAGCAAGGGTGTAAGGCACTTCCTTTTTAAAGAACTACTATTTACTCTCTATCCTTTCTATCTCTAACATAAACTGATTAACACTTCTTGCCCAGTTTTTATAGTTAGGAGGACAATAAACTGGTGCTATCTCTTCTACTGTATCTCTCCCCTTATCTATATACCCAGTCTTTAATCCTCTTCCAACAACTTCTATTCCTTCCTCAAAACTAGTAAAACCTTTGTTTCCCCACCCCCAAGCATTATAACTTCTAAAATTACTCTTTCCACCACCACTCTCTACGGTTGCAATAGCAGGTAGTAATCTATAATCTAAGTTGTATTTGTTAGCCACTTCAACAAACTTTTCTGAATAATCGGCTAGTGGTGCATTTCTTCTATTCTCCCTAAAAAATAATTCTATCTTCTGTGCCTTTAACTTATCCTCATTTAACTTATCTAACTGCTCTTTGCTCATAAACACTTCAGCAGGAACAATCTCAATACTTCCATCTGCTTTTGTGGTTACCCTGTTACCATCTACCCATTCTACTTTATCTTCTACTACAATCTCCTGTGCTTTAACTTCCTCTACATCAATATCCTCTTTCTTTCCTACAACTATTAAAAGAAACAGATAAATAAGCATTGCCATTACAATCAGAAAGAATACTCTTCTAAAGATTATCTCTCCTCTTCTTTGTCCATCAAGCAGATCAACACTCTTTATCTTTTTATAAATCTTTGTTATAAACTTCTTTATTGCCTTTTGTATCTTCTGTTTTATGTTTATAATCTTCATTTAACAGT